ATGCTAATCTCAAAAAAGAACTCCTATATTGGAAAAGAAAAGCTGAAAAATTGTCTAAGGTGTAGACATGTCAGACATACAACTTAGGGATTACCAAACTCAGTCTATAGATGGGTTAAGAGAAGGTTTTAAAAATAATCATAAGCGACAAATACTTGCTGCTAGTACGGGTGCTGGTAAAAGTATTATCGCTATGAGTATGCTGGAATCCGCCAGTAAAAAAGGATCTAAGGTCATGTTCTTATGTGATCGTAGAGTCTTAGTGGATCAATTCTCACGCCATCTATCCCGTCATGAAATACCTCACGGATGCATCATGTCCGGTAGCTGGAGAGTTAAGCCTGATGAGAATATTCAGGTAGCAAGCATACAAACATTAGAACGTAGAGAGAGCTGGCCTGTCATGGATCTATTGATCGTTGATGAGATTCATGCCGTCATGCGTGGATCTTTGGAGCGTTACATAGACGAGAACCCACAAGCTAAGATAGTAGGTCTTACTGCTACGCCATTCAATGACAAGCTCGGTAAATACTTTACCAACGTAACCAACGTTATCACGATGAAAGAATTAGTGGATCAAGGATACCTTGTGCCATTTAAAGTATTCATTGCTAAAGAAATAGATACTGCTGGTGTCAAGGTAACTGCTGGTGAGTGGCAAAAGGATGAACTAGAAACTCGTGGCCTTCACATTGTCGGGGACGTAGTCAACGAATTCATCAATCTTAGCGATAAAATCTTTGGAGAAGTGCGTAAGACTATTTGCTTCTCATCTGGCGTAAAGCATGGTGAAGAGTTGGCTAAACAGTTTAATGCTCGTGGAATTAACTTTGTTCAGATCAGCTACAAGGATTCAGAAGAATACAAACGAGAAGTCTTAGATGAGTTTGCTAAACCAGACTCTACAATCAAGGGCGTTATCAGTTCAGATATTCTTACTCGTGGATTTGACCAGACCGATGTAGAACATATCATCCTTGCTCGTCCATTGCGTAAGTCTTTATCCATGCACGTTCAGATGATTGGACGTGGCGCACGTTCACATCCTAATAAACCATTCTGTCTTATCCAAGATCATTCCGGTAACTTCCTGAGATTTCGTGATGACTGGGATCAGCTATTTGAGAATGGCGTAGATGAACTCAAGTACACGGGTGACTCTAAGAAACGTGCAGAGATGACAGATAGAGTAAAGAAACAATCTAAATGCCCTGCCTGTGGTGGACTGTGGACATCAGATACCAATATCTGTAATGAATGTGGACATGAGCGTCAACGTTCCAATATGGTGATTAGTATTGCTGGAGAGCTTACAGAATTAGATGCTACAAACCGTAAACTTATTATCAGTAAGCAAGACTTCTACTCTCAATTGATATATGTCTCTAAGGTTAAAGGTTACGCTAAAGGATGGGTAGCTAACCAGTATCGTGCGAAGTTTGATGTCTGGCCTAAAGGATTAAAAGATGTAATGCAAACACCAACACCAGAGACAATGGGATGGATTAAACACCGTCAAATTGCGTATGCAAATGCGAGGAAAAAATGAGCAATAAAGCGACCAATACCCCACTTAATGTTCAAGATATTGAACAGTTCACGGAACATGAACAAAGAAAAGAAATGAACGCAAATGAACTAGCTGATTGGATTAAAGATACAGAGTTTTATGACAATCCAAATCCAGAGCTGAACGACAAAATGGATGAAGTTGAAGCCATTCTACGCCAGCAACAAGCTGAAATAGAGGCGTTGAAAGCTGACAAAGAACATTTAATAGAAAACTACGAAAATCTAATGGCCGATTTTAAAATAGAAACATACTGGAGGAATGGAAAATGAAATGCGTTTGTGGAGAATCAACAGCACCAAACACAATACACAGAGAAAATAACCCATGCTATGTACAAGAAATCTCATACGAAGAATACCAAGCAGATTTAGATTTATTGTGGGAACAAATTAACAAAGCTGTTAAAAACTTCGACAATAAAATGAAAGAAGCGTTTGAAGATGCGAGGAAAAAATGAGTGATAAAAGCTGGGACCATGAAACTATACAACTATTTGACAAACTAGAATCACAGATACGCCAGCAACAAGCTGAAATAGAACACCTTAAAGAATTATTTGGATGTGACCCAGCTTATTTTGAACCTGATAAGAAAGCAAAGACCCTAACAGATAAGGATTTGTTTAATGTGTACGCTGACTTTCAAGAAAACTACACAGGCAATAACTTCCCTGTTGATTTAGGTAGGGCAATACTAAGAAAGGCACAAGAGAAATGAGTTACATAATTCCACAAATTTATATTTGCCATAAATGCGGTGGTGAACATCCATATAGCCCAAGCAATAGCTTTCCAGCACCAGTTTTAGGAAGTAAAGATGGTTTTGGTAAGCCTATTTGTCCGTTTTGTTACGCTAAATTTTTAGAAGATAATCTACCAATCATGCTAAGAAAGGCACAAGATAAATGAGCTATCAATCACCATTCGCTATTTGGTTCGATGCCAACATTACACAAATGGCAGTCAGCCCTGAAATTTTAAAGTTGCTTGCTAGAGCGTTTGAGGGAGGTCAAATAGATGTTGAAGCAAAGAGAAAAAGAGATAACAATCTTGCCAATGAGTGTTTCAGCAAGCTAGAAAAAGAAAACGCATACCTTATGAATAAAAATGAGTTTCTTCTTGCCGTCATTAAAGAAAAAGAATCCGAAATAGCAATACTAAGAAAGGCTAATGAGAAATGAACAATGAACCAGTAGAGTATGAAAATACAGACAGAGAAATATGGCGAGCAATCCCTAATGATTATTATTCTCCGTCAATTTTTGTGACTAAAGAAAATAATATAGGCATCAATGTTGGTGGTCGTGTAAGTGTAAAAACAGTTGAGCAATGGTATAACAATGTCCATCCAGCAAAGACAATTGAAAACTTAAAAGATGGTGAGCTACCTGTTTTAACAGTCACAGTTTTAGACTGCAATGGAAAACTTATTAGATCTGTAGTTAGCTTCAAAGAAACAAGAATTATTTGCGATTCTTTGGTTGATGAATTAAGAAAGGCTAATGAGAAATGACATACAAGATGCCATACGATGAGTATGAAATGACTTGTGAACAAGTCGGTAAAGAACTAGGGTTATCCACTAGCAACGTCTATGAGATTGATCGTTTAGCCCGTAAGAAGATTGTTAAAATACTAGAGCAACGTAATATCAATATCAAGGAATTGCTCGATGGACTTTAATCAATTCGCTGAGATGCATGGGCTAATGATCGGTAGTCTGGTGATGGATCGCTGGGTGCGTGTTTCTACTCAAGATAAACCTAATAAAAAAAACGGATCTTATATATGTGAGGGCATGACGGGCGCAATTATTAACTGGGCTGTCCACGATAAACCAATTCAATGGAGATCACGGGAGCCGTACCGTCCTGATCCACTAGCACAAGCCAAGAAAGAGAAGCAGATTAAAGAACGTGAAGAGCGTCAGTCTAAGGCTATGAATAGGGCTAACTACATCATAGAGAATGCCGTCTTACAAACTCATAAATATCTCAATAAAAAAGGCTTTCAATCTAAGGGTTTAGTTTGGAATAATCTACTCGTCATTCCCATGAGGATTAACGATAAGATCGTAGGGTGTCAGCTAATTGATCCAGAAGGTTCCAAAAGGTTCCTTACTGGTCAGATAACTAAAGGTGCGTCTTTTAAGATGGGTGATAAGGGCGTTAATATCTTAGTAGAGGGTATGGCTACGGGATTATCTGTCCGTAGAGCTATGAAAGAACTTAAACAAAATGCCGTCATACACGTTTGTTTTAGCGCATCCAACATGATTGAAATATCTAAGAACTTTGCGTCTGCCATTGTAGTAGCAGATTGTGACGATGTAGGTATCAATACGGCTAAGAAGATAGGCTTCCCGTACTGGGTTTCTGATGTACGAGGATTTGACTTTAATGATGCCGAAAAAAAAGACGGAACAAAGTCCGTCTCCCAGAGTCTATTAGGATTGTTAAAAACTCTTCAAGTATAAAGTTCCTCTTTGTGCAATGGTACAGATGCGTTTACGTCCGTCACCGTCTCCCACTCTTAGGTTAATAAACTTTTCAGCTTCTAGCCACTTAATAGCCCTGTGTAGGGTAGCTAAACAAGCTACCCGATGCTGCTCTGCTACTTCGATTACCTCCATCACTTCCGCTTGTCCTTTCATAGCAATAATATCCAGTAATACTTCAGCGTAAACCGTCATCTTTAACTTCGTGCGCTTGTTGTGTTGGTCAAATGGTGTCATTCAAAATCTCCCTCTGTTACATCCGTGTCGTAAATGGTTTCGTCATCGTGTAAAACTAACTGGTCTAGTGCATATGCCACGGGGTCATCTCCGCTGTCGCAATCTACCGTAATGTTTACCGTCCGTTGTATATAAAATAAAACATCGTATTGTCGTTTCATACTTCCTCCTGTTGTTTAACATGGTCAATCCAAAAATCAATTACTTCCCAGTTAATACCCACCTCTGAATCGTGATCCCGTTCTGCAAGTCTTAAAACTTCCCTAGCTTGATCATCTGTGATCTCGCTATATTCTCCGTCTCCCTCGTATTGCTCCTTTACATCGTCAATATTCCACCAGATAGAAATCCAATCTTTATCAAAATGCCGTCTTACAAAACCTTGTATTTCTGATACTGGCGTACCATTAGGCACTTCTACTTCAACTGTTATTTTCATTTTTCTCTCCATTATTTAAAAAAATTCCATGGTGCATCATCCTATACTCTTGTAATTCCTGTATTGCATCATCAATATTAAAAAAATAACCTATATGTTTTCTGATTCCATTTACGCCACATTTAGCATGCCATTTTTTCAATGCTTTATTCCAATAAATGCCTTTAATTTTGCTAAAAGTATTGGAGTTTACTTTTCTGTTGTATTGATTTTGCGAAAATGTTGCTTCTCTTAAATTTTCCAGTCTATTGTCTAATTTATTGCCATTGATATGGTCAATGCATAAAGGGAAATATCCATAAGCCATAAAAAATATTAGCCTATGAATCAAAATACTTTTTTTATTGATTTTGGTACGCATATATCCATCGTAGGTCTTTGACCCTACAATATCGCCAATTTTTTTATTGCCAATAGAATTTTTACGATATAAATTACCGTCTTTATATTGGAAAATTGAATGTAAATATTCTTGAGTTAAAATATCGTCAGCCATGACAATCCTTACATTGTTGGTGGTTAGAAAGGTCTAGTGAGTTGGAAGCTCACAGACCTTTCGCAATTATAATGTAATCTCCACTCCCTGTCCGTTAAAAACATTTTTATCCCACAATTTGCCGTTATAGCTTAGATAGCCAAGTAACTTCCCATCTCGATAAACGGGAGGACTTGACCAATGCCAAGCTCGAATGCAATTGTGCGTCTGCCACCGTCTGATTAAACGCTGTAACTTTTGAAAAGTCTCAGCACTTAGCGTCTGGGGCTTTAAATCCATGTGATACAAAATAGGTTTAATCTGATACAAAAAATCCTCCTTTATGCCGTCATGCTGTAACTTGTTACACCTTGTAAGGGTAAACCCTAACACCAAAACCACTATAATTAGTGGCTTCAGTTTTAAGTCTTAGCCTGTTTCAGTTCTTCCTCTAGTTTTTCAATCGCCCGTCTTGCTCGTTCCCGTTGTTTCGGGTCATGGCTATGAGATAAAATATGCTTCTGCCATGAAATAGAATTCTCGATAACTGCTCTGCTGTTCATGATTCCCCCTTATAGCCAATCCAAGTCCACCGAGTGCATAAAGAAAACCCGCCCATCCTTTAGCCTGATTCTGTTAAACCAATACTCTGGATCACCATCCCCGCATAAATCGGGTATATGCTCGGCTCCTTCCAGTTCTTCGGCTCCTAACATGGTCGATCCTAGCCCCGTGTCTGGTGCTTCTACGCTGTCATAGGCCGGGACAAACAACTCATAGAGATCGGCTCTCATTCTTACCTGTTGCATGGTTAATCCCTCGCCCATGTTGTTTTGATGTTCTCGGCTGTAAATTGTGGAAATTTAGCCAAAAATACCGTTTTTGCGTCTCTACAAGTTTTACTCCAGTTAGTAGAACAGCAATACGCCCAGCCCTCGGAGGTTTTGCGTAATATATGGATTTTTTTATATAGCTTCATTTTTAAACCCTCTCTATAGATAAAATGGCTCGCTCAGGCGCTTTTTCTACGTTTAAAACTTGTTCTATGGCGCTCTTGATGTCATGGGCATAAACCTGAATACAAACCCGTCCAGCGTCATGCCTTAGCGTTACTTGAAAAATAAATGGGTGGCTCATAATGTTTGCTCGTTTCTCTCTCTGCGTTTAATCAATCGGTGGGCATACTCTGGCTGATTCAGGCGGTAAGCCTTTAAGTCCTCTATCGCCTCCCTTCGTGCATCGCTGGCGGTGGTTTCCTCCCAGCCATAACCATAATTGGATTCGATTACAAATACGTCTGAGGTTTTGCGTTGGTATGCCATTATTTAATCTCCGATAATTTCAAAATTGCCCGTTTTATTTCCGTTAGAATCCCGCACGATTCCGCTATTTTTCCCGCTAAGTATTGCACCGATAATAAAATCAAGGTTTTCCGCTAATTCCTGAGCTTGGTTCTCACCTTCATAAGCTGAATTATCTAGATTGATTTTTAAATTAAATTCCATTTTTATACCTCTTGAGAATCGTTATATAGCGCATTAGCCCATGATTCCAGCTCTGAAAGATCGGAGCCTTCCACTTCAATTTCTATTTCCTCGCCATCTTCGGGATTTGTCCAGAGAGCGTAAATGTCATCAGAGCCTAAGCCAATGTAAAGCGTGAAGGCATAATCTTCTAACCATAGATATACATTGCCTGAGCTTGTATTCTCGTCTGCGTAACCATATCCGCCTATATCCATCCCAATCGCTGAAGCCTTAGTGATAAGTAACCCAATTTTGCGGGTGGCGTTGCTACATAAGTTTGATTTGATTTCCATTATTTTGTATTCCTGTAAATGTTTAAAAACTGGTGTAATTGCTCGCCCGTAAGTAATCCACGGGCAAAAGATACGGCTAAAGCTCTGTGCATCTGGTTGGTTTGTGTCATGACGAATACCCATATAGTGAAGCTATCGCCACCTCAAAAGGGGTAAGTTTTCTAACCTTTGCCCACTCTTGAGCCTGTAATCTAATTTCTTTCCCACCTAATGCTTTCGCCGTATCTCGTTCTAGCTGGGTCGTGCATTGGTTTAGATCATCGAGTAAGGCGTGATGCAATTGTTTAATGTTCCATGCTTGCATAATTTAAACCCCGTAATGTCTAAGAACTAGGATAAAGGCATTACCCAATAAAACAGATAAGCCAATGGCTAGGGATAACTTGAGTAAGTGTTTTAAGTCTTCCATCTTCATTCCTTTAGATAAGATCAATCGTTAGTTCACCATCTGCACGATGGATGACTATTACTTGATCGTTGATAAGATTTTGAATAGCTAACACCATCTTAGACCCTCCGTAACCTTGAGACTTAGCCCAATTGATTACACCAACATAAGAGCAGGGGTTTACTGCATTGATGTGGTTCAGTATTGCATCGTAGTGGTTCATAGTTAAAGCCTCCTAAGTAATACATTAAACAATAAAACTTAATCCATGTGTATAGACTAACACGCTAGAAAAAGGGCTGTCAATACTTTTCTTAGTATTTTATATAAATATTTTATAGGTGCTTTCCCTAATGGTTATATATACAGTATGTACAGGCATACAGTAAACACTTGCGCCCGTGTTATCCTACGGCTATCATATTCCCTATATATACCCTAGATATAAGGGTGAAAAGGATAAAGGAAAGACAGACAATGCCAGCAGAAAAGAAAAAGCCCGTAAATAAGATTCGCTTGACTAAGGCACAAATAAGCGAGGGATTAAAGAGCATCCCAATAGAGCAAATACTAGGAGCAACTAAGACAGGAAGCACTCTTACACATAAGCAAAAAGCATTTGCCAAAGAAGTAGCAATGGGAGAAACAAAGGCAGGAGCATATAGAAAGGTCTATAAGTCTAAGAGTAATCACAAGGTCGTAGGCAATGCTGCATCTAAGCTCGCCAAGACTGCTGGAGTATCGATGGAGATAGAAGCCTACAGACTGGCTCAGGAAGCAAGGGAATATCTTACAGGGGATCGTTTAGCCTCCCTTGTATTGCATCAATTAACCATTCACGCCCTTAATGAGGACATTCCACCAGCTACAAGGGTCAGAGCATTGGAGTTACTGGGCAAGTCTAACGGGGCAAACCTATTCATAGACCGTAAAGAGGTGACCACGATCTCAGCGAGCAAGGACGCTAAGGCTTCTCTAATGGATAAGATCAGGGAAGCTATGAGCCGTAACTCAATAGATGTTGAGTACAAAGATAGCGGGGAATCATTACTAGACGAACTCAAGACTACATATATAGAAGGAACAATAGGCACTCCAAGTGTAACAAGTTACAGTAGCGATTTGGATTCTGACCCCGTCCCTAGTGAAAATTCCGTGAACGACACCGCCACGCCCCCCATGCCCCTAAATGAGCCGCTTGACCGTGGGCCAGATATGCATAATAGTTTGCTCACTCAGTCACCGGTGGAACAAGTTACACATCCCACAAACAACATTAACAATGATTCGCAAGTAATTGATTCTAAAGGGCCACCCCCTACAATAAATCCAGCACAGGTAGATTGGGTTGATTCAGAAACACCCCCCGTCACTCTTTTAAACGAAAAAGGCGAAAAAAATATATGAAAAATTTTAACGAACCCCGTCCTCATTATGAAGAATGGAAAGCAGAGTTAGATAAAAACATCGCTTGGGCCGATGTCCAAATTGCTGAGTGTCAGAAACAGTTAGACGTTATGCGCCTACTCAGAAATGGTCTTGCGTGTTCTACTTATCCTCATGGAGTTAAAGCTAGGTATTGGGTATTAGGTGAACCAGCAGGTAGTGATACACGAGAAATAAGAAACGATGGGGCGATTACAGGTACTCATGGTGCTGGAACGATTTCCAAAAACTGGGGTGCGGGGATAGAGGATTGCGGTAAATGAGTCTTGCTGAGATAGAAAAAGAGATTAGGATCATTCGTTCTTATCTGACCCACTTAGAAATGCGTAGAGATAATATGAAAAAAATCATTGCGGGTCGCAAGGCGAGTGCAGAGATTCAAACCGAGAAGTTAATCGAAAGATGTAGGAAATGACACCTAGGCAAAAAGAAGTTTTTATGATCATAGATGCCTTTTGGCGGGACTATGGTTACGGACCCTCTATTGATGAAATCCTCATGATGACGGGAACTACTGGGCGTGGGAATGTACAAAGGATCATTAAACGTCTTTGCGAGTTAGGTCATTGTGTCCGTCTACCACATCTTGCTAGGACTGTCAGACCCAAAGGTGTTAGGATTAGATCATGAACTTAGAAGAGATCATTAGTAAGTTACCTCCTGCAGATCAAGCGGAGATTCTAAAAGCTGCTGCTGAATGGGCAGATTCTGAGCGTATGGAGAAAGGCCAAAAAGACTTTCTTGCATTCGTACATACCATGTGGCCCGGATTTATTGACGGACGACACCATAAAGTCATGGCACAAAAATTTGAGGAGATTGCCAGTGGGAAACTTAAACGGCTTATTATCAATATGCCTCCTCGTCACACTAAGTCAGAATTTGCCAGTTATATGCTACCAGCATGGTTTCTTGGTAAGTTCCCTAAAAAGAAAATCATTCAGTGTTCTAACACAGCCGACCTTGCAGTAGGCTTTGGACGTAAAGTCCGTAACCTTGTAGATAGTGAACAATATGGAAAAATATTCCCAAACGTCAGGCTTCGCTCTGACTCTAAAGCTGCTGGTCGTTGGAGTACTAACGGTAATGGTGAATATTTTGCTATTGGCGTGGGCGGTACTGTTACAGGTAAAGGTGGCGATCTGGTCATTATTGATGATCCTCATTCGGAACAAGAAGCGGCATTAGCAGCATCTGATCCTGCAGTATTTGATAAGGTCTATGAGTGGTATACCTCTGGTCCACGTCAGCGTTTGCAACCGGGCGGAGCGATTGTCATCGTGATGACTCGTTGGAGTCTGAGGGATTTAACGGGAAAGATTTTAAAAGCTGCACTTGAACGGGATGGGGATGAATGGGAAGTAATCGACTTTCCAGCAATCCTTCCTAGTGAAAAACCCCTATGGCCTGAGTTCTGGTCTTATGAGGAACTAACTGCTTTAAGACGGGAATTGCCTTTAAACAAGTGGCAAGCTCAGTACCAACAGCAACCGACTTCTGAGCAAGGGGCGATTATTAAGCGGGAATGGTGGCAAGTATGGGAAGGCGATACAGCCCCTGCTTGCGAGTTTATTATCCAATCTTGGGATACGGCATTTACAAAGAATGAACGTTCAGACTATTCAGCTTGTACGACATGGGGAATATTTTATAAAGATGAAAACCCCCAAGATGCGAATATAATATTATTGAACGCATTCAAAAGGCGGATGGAATTCCCAGAATTGAAGGCCTGTGCTTTAAACCAATATCGAGAATGGACCCCAGATTGCTGCATAATCGAGGCTAAGGCATCAGGAGCGCCATTGGTATATGAGCTACGTCAGATGGGAATCCCCGTACAAGAATTTACTCCTACCCGTGGTAATGATAAAATCATGCGTGTAAACTCTGTATCAGACTTATTTGCTTCAGGAAAAGTATGGGCTCCAAGTACTAGATGGGCGGAAGAAGTAGTTGAAGAGATGGCTGCGTTTCCTAATTCGGACCATGATGACTTAGTAGATAGTGCATCACAAGCTTTAATCCGATTTAGAAAAGGTGGCTTTGTAAGATTGAAAACAGACGAATGGGATGATTATATCCCTAAGCGTAAAACTGCATATTATTAATGTTAACAAACTATAACTACAGTTGGTCAGAAGCAGTTCCTGCAGATTATTGTGATGTAATTATTAAATCTATTGATTGGAATAAAGCAGAAACTGCAAAAATTGGCGGATCTTTAGAGAAGGTTGGCGATGAAAATAAAGAATATCGTAATACAGAGTTGGTTTGGGTTGATCAATTTTCTCCTGTAGGGTGTATTTTAAAGTCTTTTATTGAACTTGCTAATCAAATAGCTGGATGGGATTATGATTTTCATGGAATGGAAAACATTCAAATTGGGAAATATCAAAAATCTGGTCATTATTCATGGCATAGAGATACAGCAAATCCTATGAATGGATGTCAAAGAAAGCTTTCTATAGTACTTTTATTAAATGATCCTAGTGAATTTGAAGGCGGTAAGTTAGAATTTAGGGACGTGCCAGCACCAGATTTAAAAAAAGGAAGTATTGTAGTCTTTCCTTCCTTTTTAGAACATAGAGTAACGCCAGTAATTTCTGGTGTTCGTTATACAGCAGTGAGTTGGGCAGTAGGCCCGACTTTTAAATAGGGATACTTATGTCCATTGATAAAGCGCTTTACCAAGCACCTAAAGGAATTGAAGCTCTCAGCAAGGAAGAATCTCCTTTAGAGATCGAGATTGTTAATCCAGATGAAGTAACCATCAATAAAGATGGTTTGGAAATTGAGATTACTCCAGATGAGGGAGAAGAAGGATTTGGTGATAACCTTGCCGAATACCTTACTGAAAGCGAATTGCTTAAACTTTCCGGTGATTTGATTGAAGAATTTGACGATGACGTTGCTGCTCGTAAAGATTGGATTCAAACCTATGTAGATGGCTTAGAACTACTTGGCCTCAAAATTGAAGAACGGTCTGAACCTTGGGAAGGCGCTTGTGGTGTCTACCACCCTCTGTTAGCAGAAGCTTTAGTAAAGTTCCAAGCTGAAACAATGATGAGTATTTTCCCAGCACAAGGTCCAGTAAAGACTTTGATCATCGGAAAAGAGACTCAAGAGAAAAAAGAATCTGCAGAACGTGTTCAAGAAGATATGAACTACGAACTTACAGAAGTCATGACTGAGTATCGTCCTGAAACAGAGCGTATGCTTTGGGGCTTAGGATTGGCTGGCAATGCATTTAAGAAGGTATATGAAGATCCTATTTTGAAACGTCAGGTTTCCCTGTATGTTCCAGCTGAAGATATCGTAGTACCTTATGGCGCTCCAGACTTAGAATCTGCACAGCGTGTTACTCACGTCATGCGTAAGACTGAACATGATATGCATCGTTTACAGTTATCAGGATTCTATAGAGAAGTAGATCTAGGAACTCCATCTAACTCATTAGATGACGTAGAAAAGAAGATTGCTGAGAAGCTTGGTTTTAGAGCTACTACAGATGATCGTTATAAGATTTTAGAGATGCAAACAAATCTGGATATTCCCGGTTTTGAGCACGTAGATGAAGATGGAGAGCCAACAGGCATGGCTTTACCTTACGTCATTACTATGGAGAAATCGACTGGAACAGTATTATCTATTCGCAGAAACTGGAAGGAAGGCGATGAAAATCATCAAAAACTTAAACACATTGTTCACTACGGATATATTCCCGGCTTTGGTTTCTATTGTTTTGGCCTTATCCATCTTATCGGTGCTTATGCTAAATCTGGCACTTCGATTATCCGCCAATTGGTTGACGCAGGATCCCTTTCAAATCTGCCGGGTGGTTTCAAAACTCGTGGTCTAAGAGTTAAAGGTGATGACACTCCTATTGCTCCGGGTGAGTTTAGGGATGTAGACGTTCCAAGCGGTGCGATGAAAGATAACATCATGCCATTGCCATACAAAGAGCCAAGCCAAGTCTTGTATTCTTTGTTAAATACCATCGTAGAAGAAGGCCGTAGATTTGCTAATACAGCAGACTTGCAAGCTTCTGATATGAGTGCCAATGCTCCTGTTGGAACTACATTAGCGATTCTTGAGCGTACTTTGAAGGTAATGTCTGCAGTACAAGCACGTGTGCACTTTAGTTTAAAGCAAGAATTAAAGCTTTTAAAAGTGATTATTGCTGATAATGCACCCGGTGATTACGAGTACATGCCTTCTACTGGCACACGTAAAGCTCGTAAATCTGACTATAAGAACGTGGAAGTTATTCCAGTTTCTGATCCTAATGCATCAACAATGGCTCAGAAGATCGTTCAATATCAGGCTGCTTTACAACTAGCTCAAAGCGCACCACAGTATTACAACATGCCTTTGTTACACCGTCAGATGATTGAAGTTCTTGGATTAAAGAATGCCAATAAACTGATTCCGTTACCTGAAGATATGAAGCCACAAGACCCTGTGACTGAAAATCAAAATATTTTGATGAACAAGCCTACAAAAGCGTTTGCTTATCAAGACCATCAAGCACATATTACCGTTCATATGTCAGCAATGCAAGATCCAAAGATTCAGTCATTACTGCAACAGAATCCACAAGCACAAGCTTTACAGGCTGCAATGATGGCTCACATCAATGAGCATTTAGGATTTGCATACCGTGTTGAGATTGAGAAGCAATTGGGTATGAATTTGCCTCCAATGAACGATGAAACTGGCGATGATGTAAACATGGACCCTGAAGTTGAGGCTCGTTTAGCTCCATTATTGGCTCAAGCAGCAACACAAATGCTGCAACAGAACCAACAACAAGCTGCACAACAACAAGCCCAGCAACAAGCTCAAGATCCTATTGTGCAAATGCAACAACAAGAGTTGCAATTAAAACAACAAGAGCAACAACGCAAGGCTCAGAAAGACCAAGCTGATATTCAGTTACGTCAAGCTCAACAACAGATCGAACGTGAGCGAATTGCTACGCAAAATCAGCTACAAATGAAGAAAAATGCACAAGATGTGAAGATGGAAGCTGTAAAACTCGCTATGGAACAACAAAAATCCAAAAAAGAGTTAGCAGTGAAAACAGGTTTAGATGCTTTCAAGCATATTACGCAGCATGCACAGACAGAAAAGCATCATTCACAAGATTTATTAGCAGAAGGATTGAAAAATCAACTAGATGCTAAACTTCAGCGTGAAGAAAACGATAAAAATCGTGTAATTTCTAAGGCGCAAAAAAAGAAAGGTAAATAATGGATGCTTTTGAGGTTCTATTGGACGAAATAGATAAAAAAGTGGATCAATTAAGTAAGTGGATTAGTGGCGGACAAGCCAAAGATTTTGGTGACTACCAAAAAACGTGTGGGGAGATAAGAGGTCTTCTTACTTCACGGGAATACATAACAGACCTCAAACAACGATTGGAGAACTCCGACAGTGAGTAATTTAGACGTAGGAAAAGCAGTAGATTTGTCTCAACTTCTACACAAAAAAGAAGAAGAGAAAGCAACGCAACTTCCAAAACCACAGGGATATCACATGTTATGCGCTATTCCAGAGGTAGAGAAAGAGTATGAAAGTGGAATTGCAAAAGCAGATAGTACTTTGCGACATGATGAATTATTAACTACTGTTTTATTTGTAGTAAAACTTGGACCAGATTGCTATAAAGATCCAGTTAAGTTTCCTACAGGTCCTTGGTGTAAAGAAGGGGATTTTGTCCTCGTTAGACCAAATGCAGGAACAAGGTTAGTGATTCATGGACGTGAATTTAGACTTTTAAATGACGATTCTGTTGAAGCTACTGTGGATGATCCTCGTGGCGTTTCACGCAAATTTATTTAAGGAGGCCGGACATGGCTGATTACGAAAAGAATTTTCAGTTCCCAGACGAAATGGAAAACAAAGCTTCTGAAGTAGAAGAAGATGCGTTAGATATTGAAATTGAGGACGATACACCTGAAGCAGATCGTGGGCGTAAACCTGCAGATGCTGAAAAGGTTAAAGCATTAGAAGTAGACGTAGATGAGTTGGACAAGTACAGCAAAGAAGCCAAGGACAAAATGATCCAGATGAAGCGTATCTGGAACGATGAAAGACGGGCTAAAGAACAAGCTTTACGTGAACAACAAGCAGCTTTAGAAGTTGCTCAACGTTTACATGCCGAGAATAAGCAAATTAAAAAGATGCTTTCTGAAGGCGAAAAAGAATACAAAGACGCTAAAAAAGACTCAGCTAAAGCCCAAATTAAAGCTGCTAAACAAGCTTATAAAGAAGCTTATGAGTCTGGTGACTCTGAAAGATTGGCTGAAGCTCAAGCATTTTTAACAAAATCCCAGATGGAATTGGAAAAAGTTAAGAATTTTAAGCTTCCCCCTTTACAAAAAGACGAAAGTCCAGTACAAATACAACAACAGCCACAAGTTGCTAGACCTGACAATAAAGTTATGGCTTGGCAACAAAAGAATTCTTGGTTCGGACAGGACGAAGAAATG